TTTAATGCTACTGTATATCCTTAAAGGACTTAATAATACTTAACTTCATAGGAGGAGGATTTTTTGTCTGCGGATTACTTTTCGTGCATTTAGGCAAGTTGTAAAGATTTGAGATAACTTGCAAGCAGGTACTTTTCTTTTAATCCGGTATTGTGCTTTATAACTAATTACCTTTTTAACGCCCACATTGTGAGTTGATTGTCATAGACAAATCGTTTTTGATACCTTGAAAGTATACTTGTCACCAAGCAATAAGGTAATCAGTAGCACATCGACGGTCGAGCCAAACGCCAACATTTGACTCTATTCATCGGCTTCAATCTTCAGCTTTAAGCTGAATTGCGATTACTGTTTATTTACTTACGTTTGTGAAAGTAGTTTAATTAGTGTTAAGCTGTAAAATCTTCGCGATTTCAAATCTTCGATAATTGCATCCAACTTGAGAGCGATTTCAGCCACTATAGCTATTTTACCCTAATTACTTACTTTCGTAATAAGATTTTTTATTTCTTAAGGCATATTTGGAAACCGTTATTTTGTGACTTATTCCCAGTCTAAAGTGTCTTATCTGGGAGAGTAGGTTTCGTCCACTCTGTGGCTACCCCACTTGCCTATGAACTAATTGACAGGTGTCAAATATAAAGTAACACATGAAGCCAACTTGTCAACCTTATATGGCGCTTTTTTTTAACCTTTTTTGCACTTCAGGCATATCCCAAGTGTTTTTAGGTACTTACGAAGCTATTTATTTTCTATTTTCAAGTGATAATAATGCTTGGAACCTGTCTGGAGTGATACTTGGTGACACATAATAGCCTCCAAAACTGGGTTTCTTGTCAAGGTTATACAATAGGCTGTGGAAATAGAGTTTTAACGGTGATTCGACGTGAAGCCTTGTCCCATATAGGTTTGGTGCCGATAATTTATTTTGATTTATTTTACGATTTCACGAGATTCCCATTACTCTGGCGGTATAAACCCCAAAAGTAATGGGATTGCCATAGATGCTTATTTGGTATAGCTCTGAAGGCTGTTTTAAGCTCCATACAGCGTATTTTAGCATTTATACAGGTATCGGTATTAATATAGTGTTTTAATACCTGCCAAGTATCTATCTGGTAGCCACATCACTTGATAATATTCCAGTCTGGCACAAAAAGCTTTTATAGATATATACATAGCTACTGCTATACCTTTTTCAATTATTTCCTTCATGACTCTTCATATGAATGAACCTTCATGTTAACTTCATTTGGGTATTTTATTATTTGATTAAAAGAGATAAAAGGTGAAGAGAGTTAGGAAGAGAGTTGGAATTGACTCTAATCAGGTAGATAAGGTTTGCCCTAATTACTGTAGACATATAGCAGTGAAGGCGACTTGATAAAAGCGAGTAGTTGTGTTACAATTGACTCTCTTAATTCAATTGCTTCAATACTAACTTTAACAGATAGGAGTGACTCATGGCACAGAACTTGAAGGTTCGACGAAATAAACGCAAGGCAAATGGCTCAAGAAGTCATAACAAGCGAGGGTTTCGTGAAGGTAAGTTAACTAATGCAGTTAAGAGGTCGATCTTTGATGCAGTTAGGATAGGCATGAAAGAGTATCGTGCGGCGGAGATGGCGGGTATAACGAAGACTACATTTAATCATTGGTTAGACAGAGGTAGGAAAGAGAAACGCGGGAAGTATCACAACTTTCGTAAGAACCTGAAGATGATTACTAAGAGTAGAGAGTATGAAGCACTTGAAGTAATTCGCAAGTGTGGGACAGGCATGTATACAGTAATTGAAAAGAAGATAAAGACAACCGGATCAGGACAGTTGAAGCAGCAAGAAATAGAGATAAAAGAGAAAGTAATACTACCCCAATGGCAAGCCCATGCATGGTATCTTGAAAGACTTCATAAAGACATTTATGGGAGAGAGGCAACCTTTGACGAGGCTACTCCAGAAGAACGAGCTCGAACCATTAATCAATTAGTTAGTGCAATGGATTTAAGTGTTCCAGCACCAAGTGGAGGTAGCAATGGAGATAGTTAATGGTAGAGTCTCATTGTCTTCACGACGTGGAACTCGAATGACTCATGAAGCGAGATTGCATGATAGGTGGTATGCACTAAGACCACATGCTGAGCAGAATGCTTTTTGGTGTAGTCAATCTCGTTTCAATGTGATACCTTCAGGTAGACGTTCTGGCAAGACAGAGTTAGCAGGTAAAAGAAAGATAATCAGAAAGGCACTGGTAGGTAGTCTACATCCTGGAGGAGGTAGATATTTTGCTGCCGCTCCGACCTATACTCAAGCAAAAAGAATCTTTTGGAAAGACTTGAAGATGATGGTCCCAAAGGATATGATTGCCGGGAAGCCTAGTGAAACTGATTTGATGATACCTCTCAAGAACCTATGTGAGATATGGGTATTGGGATTAGATAAACCGGAGAGATTAGAGGGTAGTCCGTGGGACCATGGCTGTATAGATGAGATTGGTAACACTCGTCCAAATACATGGGAGGAGCATGTTCGACCAGCCTTAAGTGATAGAGGTGGTTCGTGTGATTTTATAGGAGTGCCAGAAGGTAGAAACCATTACTACGATTTGGCAGAGAAAGCACGAAAGCAAATGAAAGCAGCTAAGCTTGCCGGGACTATACCTCGTTGGGCTTTATATCATTGGTTCTCTGAGACAGTACTTTCAGCAGAGGAGATACAAGAAGCAAAAGAAGATATGGATGAGTTAGTCTATCAGCAAGAATATGAAGGTTCATTCATTAACTTTACAGGTAGAGCATACTATAACTACAGTGAGAAGAGGCACGAAGAGAAGTGCCTCGACTACTATAATCCACATGATGATATTCATTTCTGCTTTGACTTCAACGTCACGCCTGGAACAGCTACAGTCGTTCAAGAACTTCAAGAGTATGAAGACAATATACCTATTATAGGCAAGACAATTAGTGCTATAATAGGGGAGGTATATATTAAAAGGAATAGCAACACTCCGAAAGTATGCAAGCAATTGATAGAGATGTTTGGACAGCATCAAGGTAGAGTCTTCTGTTATGGTGATGCTACAGGTGGAGCGAAAGGGACTGCGAAAGTTGAAGGTAGTGATTGGGAGTTAATAGCTAAAGTACTTCGTAAGCACTACGGCCATGATAGAGTGTTCTTCAAGGTGCCGAGAGCAAATCCAGCGGAGAGAAGTAGAGTTAATGCAGTTAACTCTCGATTGTTAACTACTACTGGTGAAAGCTATGTGATAATAGACCCAAATGAATGCCCTATGACTATAAAGGATTTTGAAGGTGTCATGGTTAAAGATGATGGCACTGGCGAGTTAGAGAAAAAGAAAGATAAACTATTGACTCATTTAACTGATGGTTTTGGTTACTACATAGTATTCAGGTATCCGATAGATGAGGCAAGAACGAGTAGTATTATTCAACTCTAATTGGAGGATTAGAAATGAGAACCGAAGACTACCTGGCAGATAGGAAGAGAACGAAAGCATTGGGGTATCTCTGTTGGATACTGGCATTGAATGCTGTGGTATCTATCACGGAGTTAATTTTAAAGTATTGGAGGTAGGCAAATGACTAAAGAACAATTGTGGTATGTGACTAATGTCTACCCGGAGAAGGTGAGTGAAGCAGAAGCCAAGAAGGAGTATGATAATCCGAAGTATGCAGGTACTCCTGGTATGGCCGGTTTGGATACTTATTGGGAAGCAGTTAAAAAGATCATTGACAAGTACTATCAGGAGGATATAACATGATACCAGATTTATTGCCAGAGAAAGTTGAATGGGTAGATCTTGACACGGCTGAGAATGACTATGCCGAGTTATTCATTGAGTACAAAAAACAAAAAGAGAAGATTGACGAACTTGAGAGTACTGTCTTCACTTATCGTCTACGAGAGACAAAAGTAGAGATAGCAATGGAGGCATCTAAAGAAACGCCAGACACATTTGATGAGATACTTATTCTTGCCAACAAAGAGCAAATGGTTCGGGAATTGCTTGCTTGTTATTTCAAGATGGAAGAGAAGTACGAGGAGCAAGCCAGACAGAATAAGGATAGATACAATGAAGTACGAAAGCTGAACACTCGTATTTCTGAGTATAAAGTACTATGTAGTCAAGAGAACTTCCCTATACAGCAGACATATGGAAGCCATAGTCCTGAGCCTCAAACGGTTATCCCATACTGGTTGGCAGAGGTAGCATACGAGTACTACTCGGAGAAGTTCGGTAGTAGTCAATCGCTTGACCGATTAGCAGAACGTGGTGGTTTTGGAAGGAAAGAACTTCTAATGTTTCTTAGGAAACAAATTTGCTAATACTACTTGAGGAGGATAAACATGGCTGATAGTCATAGCTATGAGCAGTTGATTTTGTTACGGCTGGCAAGAGATGAGCCGATCACCGAAGCAGCTACATTGGCGAGTTGGGCCGATTGCTCATGGGATGAGTTATTCGCATTACTTCGAGAGGGACTGATAGGCATAGGAGATAAGAGATTTCCATATCAAATTCGTCCTATGATTACTGACGCTGGTTTGCTTGTTATCGAGCAAGCTGAAAAGGAAGACATTATTTAACTACCAGGAGATGAGACAATGGCTATGAAAAAGAAGTATGACGCGGACGCAGTCGAGATGCCGGTTCCAGAGTATAACAGGTTCATGCAAGTATTAGAGTTACCGCATAATCTCATGGGTGGAACCAAAGCAATGAGAGGAATGGGGAGTGTCTACCTGCCGAAAGAAGAAGCAGAAGAGGGTGATGCCTTTAACTCTCGTTTAGCAAGGTCATTTCTTTTGAATGCTTTCAGACGTACTGTCCAGAAGCTTGCCGGGGAAGTATTCTCGAAAGCTATAGACATTCCGGAGAAGTTACCAGAAGACATTCGTGAGTGGCTCAAAAATGTAGATTTGGGCGAGAACGATATAACCGAGTTCAGTAAGCAAATGTTCCAGGATGGAGTCATTGATGGAATAGCTCATGTCTTGGTTGACCTGCCGGAGATAGAGACAAAGCTTGATGATAATGGGAAGGTAGTCTTTCTTGATATACCCGAGGGAGAGATT